CGGCTCGAAGACTGGTGCGCTCATCTTCAATGCATCAAGGCACAAGATGTTCATTCGACGCGGTCAGCGCGTAGAGCTTTCGCGGGACGCCACCCGTGGGATCACCTCGATCATCACGACTTGGCGCGGCCAGTTCAAGGCTGTCTCCAGCTCTGCGACCGTTAAGGATGTCATCTACGAGTTCAACCTCTCCAGCTAATAGCTAAAGGAATCAACTATCATGTCAGTACAAGAGACAATTGTGATGATGGAGCAGTTAACGCAGGGCACTGCGGGCACTGATGAAGACCATTACCTAACCGTGCCATGCGCCGGCGAGTGGATGCTTAAGAAGGCTTACATCAACGTGAGCACGACTGTTGCAACCGACTCCAGCCACTACGCGACGATCGCACTCAAGCAAGGAGCCACCACGGTTTCGAGCTTTGCGACTAACGACGGAGCACTGACCGCAGGCACCGCGCAAGCGCTGACCAATGCGGCAGCAGGGGCGTCAGCGGTCTTCGGGCAGGGGGACACGATCCACCTGAGCGTTGCCAAGTCGGGAGACGGAAAGGCTGTCAAGGGGACTGTGACGGTCTCCCTGCAGGCCATCGTGAGCTAATGAAGGAACGCCCCCAGGACCGGCCTGTGTCGGCTCTGGGGGCCTCCATCCCCCTCGCAGGTGGGATACCTGCCCCCAAGGTCCACCGGGCCATTCTGGCGCCTCTCAGGCGCTCTAACCTCGAAGACGAAGACACGACCGATGGCGATAGCGACAGCGGCACAGATGAAGCAGTATCTGAGGGTGATCACCGGGACAACCGAGGACAGCCTCTTAGACGCTTTGATCCTGCGCTTTGACCGCATCGGTAGCAGCTACTGCGGGTTCCCTACGAACTCGAACCTCTCGACCTTCGAGAACAATACATACACGCATTATTTCGACGGCGATGGCACTGACGTGCTGCAGCTTCGCATCATCCCAGCGAACACGATCACAAGCGTCTATGTGGACGCTGACCGTCTCTATCCAGCCTCCACGCTTGTCGCGGCTTCAGACTACACGCTCGACAGTGATTTAGGCCTCCTCATCCTCGGCACTGACTCCAGCCAGGGCGCATTCGATAAGGGCTTCCGCTCTGTCAAGGTGACCTATACTGCCGGCTTTACTTCGATCCCAGACGCCATCGTCCACGCGTGCGGCGTCCAGGTCTCGCACTGGTACCGCAACCGGGACAACATCGGGTTTTCTAACGTAAGCCAGCAGGGTGGCTCTGTGGCCGTGGCAGACCTTGCACTCTTGCCGGCTGTGAAGGCAGCGCTGAGCCCTTATCGGTTCGCGGGTGAGATCGGGGGCTTCATTGGCTAAGTCCCGCACACTGCAGCAGTTCAGTGACGACCTGGCCAAAGAGGGAGCCGGAGGCCTGGAGAAGCGCCTGCGCACTCTGATGCAAGCGCTGAAGACTGACGCAGAGACGCAAGCTAAAGACGCTTACAGGACTTCAGGGCTACGCATACGCAAAGGATCTCTATTCGGCTCCATCTCTGGAGGGGTTCTCGCAGAGGCGGAGGGTATCGGTCTATTCGTCAAGGCTGGAGGGCTCGATAGGCACGGTCAGCCCATACGCTATGCAAGGCTGCAAGAGCAGGGGGGAACGGTCAACGCTAAGCGCGGGCGCTATCTGGCTATCCCTTTGGATCCAGCAAAGACGCCCCGTGGCGTGCCTCGGTACGACTCTCCGCGCGTGCTGGGCAATCAGCTATTCTTTCATATGAAGGACGGGAAAGCGTATCTGATCAATAAATCAACGGTAAAGGCTTGGTATAGACTCAAGGAGAGCGTGACTATCAAGGCCAGACCCTATCTCCGTCCGGGTCTTAGAGAGGTCAGTCAGCGCATGCCTGACGACCTCCGCAGGATTGTGAAGCTTTCGATCGTGGGGATGTGATGGGCTCACGAGCGCGATCGATACTGACCAAGATCAAGGCCGACATCCAAGGGATCAACGGGACCGGATCTTATAACTACAATCTAAGCGGGTCAGACCAGGTCATCATAGGGTCACAGATGAACCCTGTGCGCGTGCCCTGCGTCTATGTCTACTGCGACACAGACACGGCATCGCAGATAGCAGGCACGACGCCTCTGACTATGTACTCGCGCACTATGCAGGTGATGGTCGTGGGCTATGTGGCGGGCACGGATGACAGCCCCGAAGAGCTACATTTGCGGACTTGGGACCTGTTGGCAGATCTCAAAATAGCGCTAGAAGCTGACCGCAGCCTAACAGTATCCGGCGTCGACAAGTGCGACGATTTAGAGTTGAGCATGACAAGCACAGATGGAGCGCAGATCGGCCGTCCGTCCCTTGGAATCGCCGTGGTATCGTTGACCGTGAAATATCGTCAGAACTCAGGAAGTGGATCGTGAGCTGGTACAATTCAAGCTGGAACTATCGGCTCCCTGTCTCGGTAAACAATCTGAGCGGGGCCTCTACCATCGACGCTACTGTGAGCTTCGGCGCAGAGGTAGAGCTATTCTGGGATAACACCCGGGCCGATGGCTATGACATCCGATTTACTCAGGCGGATGGTGTCACGGAGTGCGCCTACAACCGGCACACGTGGAACAGTAGCACCAAGACAGCTCGATTCGATATTGACGCCATCTCAGCGGGCAGCAGCGATGGAACGGTCGTGGTGTTTATGTACTTCGGAAACTCCGCCACGACTGACGGCAGCACAAGTCCTACAATATCGAGCGCCAAGACTGGCACGATCGAGCTTGCAGAGCCTGGGATCCCTCGCGTCCTCGTGGCGCCCTTCAGGCCTGGAGAGACCATCGCACAGCAGAAGGTCACGAAGTCCAGCGCGGGCCAGATTGACGTCTGGCTCGATTGCCGGACGATGCTCCAGAAGCAGGCTAACGCCTTTAACGACTCGAAGCGCTACGAAGAGATCGCATGGGTGACAGTCCAGTCCCTGTCAGGGGGTAGCGATGACTCTGGCCGCTATGACGAGTCCGTGACCACCATTAGCGATCCAGGCTGGGTCAAAGTTCGAATCAAGGCCGGGTCGTCCGGCACTGACTACACTCTCGCCGTGACCATCGGCACATCTAACCAACGAGTGATCCAGGCACGCGCCATTGTGGACGTGCAAGATCTCGACGAATCATAGGGGGCCGAAATGGCTGTATATCTTGGAAGAAATAGCGCAATCGGCCTCGGCGAGGAATCGACCTGGGGCTCTGCCGTCTCACGGTCTAACTGGCGACCGCTTGCAAATGTCTCGCTCTATCGGAAGGTTACACAGGTCCCACGACCCGACCTCAAGAGCGACGCCGGGAGCGCGATGCGCCGGGGCCACTTCGTCAGCGAGGACGCCACAGACGGGTCGGCCTCTCTGGTCTGCAACTATGGATCGATGGGCCTCTTCTTCAAGCATGCGATGGGCACCGCAGCCGCCCCGTCTGGCTCAGACCCATACACCCACGTCTACACCCTCGCAGCCTCTCAGCCGACCGGCTTAACTGTCGAGGTCGTGCGCGGCACCTCTACCAAGTCTGAAGTCTTCGAGGGCTGCAAGATCAACACAGCCACCTTCTCCGTCAGCGCAGGTGATGCGATGATGTTGGACCTTGACTTTATCGGCCAGACCGCAGCCGCACGAGGTAGCGCAGGCACTCCGAGCTATGCAGCTGAGGAGCTTCTGGTGCTGCACAGTCACGCGGGGCAGTTGAACTTCAACTCTGTGAACTACGACCTTCGGAGCATGACGCTCACGATCTCCAACAGCCTCGATCGACGTCAGCTTCTCGGCTCTGCTGAGACCAAAGAGCCCGTGCGGTCTGACTTTATGTCCGTCACGCTTGATGTCGAACTTGAAGCCGTGGACACCCTCTACGCCGCACAGCTGGCCGGCACCCAGGGAGACGTGACCATTGCATTCACTCACCCCACAGTGTCGAACCGCAGTATCACGTTCCTAATCGAGAACGCCTACCTCGCGACCTGCGACGATAGCATCAGTGATGCGGGCGTGGTATCACTCTCGGGCCAGTTCGTAGCAGAGAGCGACGGCACCAACGAGGGCCTGAAGGTTACCGTAGTGAACGGCAATAGCTCGAACACTGGCAACTAATCACACACAAGGAGCGACATCATGAGTGTAGTTAAGCTAATCAGCAAGAGCGCGTGCAAGGTCATTGAAGCCGGCGGCCTGCATTGGAAGATCAAGCGCGTCCGGTCCCGCGACGTCCTGCGGGCCGGGCTTGCTACCATGATCCAATTTGCGCCTGAAGACCTCGCAGATGTGATGAGCGGAGACGCTGACGAGGACCAGATCCAAAAGCAGCTGGCTGGCAATTGGGCTCAGAAGATGGCATCAATGACAGATGTGCAGCAAGCGAAGATGTCAGACAGTCTCGATGCCCTCGTGTGCGCGGGCGTCATCGAGGCC